AACACTCCTGAGAGTAGGACTAGGGATCTGGAGGAAAAGGCTAGAGGATTAGCAAGCAAGAAGAGGCTTACTGAATTGTTGGAGCAGCATGAAGGTAATCTTATCTTGCAAACCAACAAGAAAGGTAAGTACGGAAGGTATTTGGGCACTATCTTTGCTGATCAGAATGCAGGAGATGGGCAGGAACAAACGAATATTAACAGGCAACTAATTGAAGAAGGTTACGCAGTAGAGTATTTCGGTGGCAAGCGATAATTATAACAGAGAAGAGTATCTAAAGAAGTGGAACCCTACAGTCGATTACAGAAAGAACCCTCACCTTTACCAAATAGGTAAAGGGCAGCAAGGTGTTCTAATCTGTGAGCCTTATAAGAGTGAGATTCTCGCTCATTGGCGATTTAAAACACCTGATAAAGCAATTGTGTCTGCACAAAAAATCTATGAGATGTTTGAAGATTACCTGGAGCAGAGTGATTTTGTTGGGGCAGACATGGCTAAGAAGTATCTCCATATGGGTTTCACTCGTTCTAGAAGATATGCTAATCATAAGAGTGGACTGAAGTATGCTAAAGATGGTAGCGTGTTACCGCAAGAGGCTGATGCACTAATATCAAAGAAAGCTCAGTCTGCTGCAATATTTAAGAGTTATTGGGTGGATGCACGGGAAAATCCTGTATATCTTGAGATGAAAACAAGACACAAAAGCACCCATAGCATAATTGGATAATGCAACGGACTTCTAATCCGTAGATTTCAGGTTCAAGTCCTGATGGGTGTACCATTTTTTGAGCTATAATGTTAAGGTGCATAAACTAGAGTTTAAAATCCATAGAAACATAGATCAGTTCGATCCAGAAGAGGTTGAGTACTGGGTTTATGAGGAAGTAGTAAAAGTTGACAAAAGGCAAAATTATGTAGTAATAATGATGCAAGACAGGTCAGCTATCATCCCAATGAATTGGGTTGTTGAAGTTAGAGAAATTTAAGGAGTTATTATGTTAGAAGTTATTGTTAATTATATGGATGGAAGCGTTGAAACGTATTCAATCCTTACTTATTTGAAAGGCGAGCGTTATTGGCAGCTACTCACCAGCGATGGTGTTACCGTTAGCATTCCTGACCATTCAGTAAAGAAGATTGAAGTTCATCAAGTAAATCAACCTGATGCCGAATCAAAGTAGACTAGATAAAGTTTACCTTCAAATGGCTGAAAGCCTTTCTTCTCTTTCGTATGCAGAGAGAAGGAAGGTTGGTTGTTTGATCGTAAAAGACACACAAATCATATCTGAGGGTTACAATGGAACACCTAGGGGCTTTGATAATAGTTGTGAATATGTTGACCATGTTGACCACTACTACACCAAGCCAGAAGTCCTTCATGCGGAATCCAACGCAATCACTAAACTTGCTCGTTCTACTAATTCATCCCAAGGCGCGACATTATATGTTACTTGTAGCCCTTGTTTTGATTGTGCAAAACTCATAGCACAAGCAGGTATAGTTCGAGTGGTCTATCGTGATTTGTACACAAATAAGAATTGTATGGAAGCGTTGTACCTGTTAAAGAAAGCAGGTGTCACAGTAGTTCAAATGGCAACAACGGATGAAATTTCCGCTAAAAATGCTTGACTCAGAGGGTTCTGGTGGTATAATACTCGCATGATTACGAATGAGCAATGGTCGCTGATAGACCAAAAGTATGGAAGGCTACTAACCACAATCTGTAACAACATTTCTGGTGACATAGCTATCGCAAGTTTCGATGATAACCTACAAGACTTGAGGATCGCTACAATGGAAGCGGTATCAGGGTTTGCAAAAAAGGAAGGTAAGACCTTTGATGATTTTTGGGGGACCACAGGGTTCAACAAATACATGAAGACTTGTTTATGGAACCTGAAGAACAAGAAGGGTGCAAGGATAAGCAAGAGATACAACATCAACAAGAATACGGTTGACATTACGGAGTACAATGAGATCTTGATGGCTGAAAATCAGGACTCCTCCAGCGTGTCCACCTTTACCAACTTCTTTCAAGGGACTCAAGACAAACTTAGTGAAGAGCAGAAAAACTTAATCAGTACAGTTGAGAAGAATCCAAAACTTGTGAAGGGGAGCGGTACGATTAATGTCCGACAATTATCACAGGAATTAGGTTGTTGCTCGGCAAAAACAAAGAAGATTCTCGATTCAATCCGAACACAAATAAACTTAGAGCTATGAAAGATTTAGAAAGCAAAAGAAAAGAACTAGAAAGTAAGTATCAGCGTATGCTTGATGCACACACAAAGAAAGCTCATATTGGAAGCGAAGGCGCACACTATGATTCAGCTATGGCTATAAAGGCTATTTACGAAGAGCTTTTTATTGTTTCTGAGAAACTAGGCAAGCCTATTCCTGTGTGGTTTTAATGGCGATACAGGCTTTTATTCATGATTGTGCTTGTAAGATGCTAGGAGTAAAAGAGATACCTCTAGGTCTTCGTAACTATCTTGATGATATTGAGATGTATGCTAATCTTGTTGAGGGGACTGTTTCCTCTAGGCAGATTGTAGCATTAGCTTTGGTTTCTTATGCTAAACTTCATAAGTTGGAGAATAACATGGAAACCTTGGATTGGAATGATTTAATAGAAAAGGAAAAAACAAATGAGTGATAGTAATATTTTTTCAGAGTTAGGAGATGCAGTTGGAGATCTTGTACACGATAAGCAACGGGCTTATGGCGATTCTTTTGGTAGGAGCGGTGAGTGTCTACGTCAGATGTTCCCAGAAGGAATCAACACCGATCAATACGACGATCTCCTTACTATTGCTAGGATTCTTGATAAACTTTTTAGGTTGGCAAACGATCCCTCTGCTTTTGACGAGAATCCCTATAGAGATATTGTGGGATATGCGCTTCTCGGAATGAATCGTCATTTGGGACAGAGTTCTGAAGAGTTGCCTACGTTAGAAAAGTTTGAATCATTCTCTGAGTCACAGTTGGCATAATGTTTCTCAACGCAAGCATTCCAGAATTCTACTGTCTGGCAAGAAAAGAATTCTTTTATAATTTAGAGAGGGGCTTTGGTGAGTATGTGCCAATTATGGTTTTTGGTGCGAGATCCAGAGCAGGGAGAGCTTTAGAGTTTCATGTAATGACTGACTCAGGTATGCAATTCTTAGGATTACCTGTTCATGCTCTGTGTTCTAAACCTTGTGATAAACCTGAGCTTGTTAATGTTGCACTATGGGATTGTTTTGGTGAAGAGTTTACTGTAACCAAGTTTGATTTTCTTGAAGACCTCAGATGCCAGTATAAAAGTGAGGATGGTAAGCTATATAAAGGACAATACAAAATGACGTTCGACTGGACAAACAACGCCTTTTCTGACGAACCTAGTCAGCGTAAGAACGCTCACCTAATTGAACTTGATAGTGGCAACTATGCTCTTCAACCAAATAACAGAACTTTGTGGAGAGATCCTTCCTTTACAATAGAGAAGCCTTCTTTAGATTGGAAAGTAAACACACACGTTTTTTCATCAGAGAAGATGATTAAACGAGAGAAGGGTGATGATTTCTTTTACAACTAGCAGTTCCACTTCTTCAAAGAAAGACTGAGACGATCCTTGCCTGTATTGTTACTGGCTTTCTGTCTCTTTCTCATGCCACTCATGCGAGCGCAGAAAGACTTTCTCCTGTTTGCTGCTTTACTTCCCTTCTTGAGCTTAGAAGGTTTGGTTGTTACTGCCATCTTTAACTTAGAACCTGGGTTTGCTGCTCTGTAAGATGCCACTCCCTTTCTGTTTAGTCCACCTTTAGGATCTTTACCAGACTTTTTTTGCCATGCTGCAACCTCATTTAGCATATCGGCCATTTTTGCGTAGCTTCCTTCCTTAACACAGGAACCTTTAGCATAAGGAGTGCCTACTGCTTTGTAGCCTGTCCAGCACCTCCCTTTCTTCTTTCCTTTACGCATGGTACTCTCATTAGTTTTTTTCTTACCACCTGGAGTTACCTTTCCGCTACAAACAGCACTAGCGTACATATTAGCGTAAGCGGAGGGGTAGACCTTAAACTTGCTCTTAGCTGCTGCCTTACCTCTCGCACATAATTTCTTTTCTATAAGTTGTCTAATAATATCTTCGTTCATTTTTCTGCTTCTCTTTGTGAATGTTTTAACATTAGTAGGCTTACCACCTGGGTTTCCAGCAGCCCTCTTTCTCTTAACAGCAGACGTTTTTTGTCCCTTACTCATACGAGCAGCCTTTGCAGCAGGAACACACTTAGGGTAACCGCTTCGCTTCTCTCCCTTTTGTCTACCACAAGGCTTGTAGCCTCCACCCTTCTTAGGGGCTCCAATATCAACCCACTTCTCTTTAACCCATTTTCTTAAATCTTCTTGAAGGTTATCCTCTGCCATAGACATCTTCTTAAGAGTTTTGGCTTGGGCTTTATGCATTCTGGATGCGCCTTTTAGTTGTTTTACTATTTTCTTTAGTTTTTTGTTTGACATATGAGGTTCCTTCTGGTATTATATAGGCCATGAACATATTCGTACTCGATAAAAATCCTTCAATTGCAGCAGCCATGCATTGCGACAAGCATTGCGTCAAAATGATCCTTGAGACTGCTCAGATGCTCTCGACTGCCCATCGTGTCTATAATACGCCTCAAGCAGAGAATGTCTACAAAAAAGCTCATTTAAATCATCCATGCACCAAATGGATACGAGAATCTGGTGCTAACTATCGCTGGGCTTGGAGGCTCTACCATGAGCTTTTGGTGGAGTTTACGAAGCGTCGAGGCAAGCACCATAAGTCTGGAGAGCTTATCCATGACCTAGCTCATACTCCTCATGGGATGCCCGAGATTGGCCTTACGCCCTTCGCCCAAGCGATGCCTATAGAGTACAAGAGATCGTGCGCTGTGGAGGCTTACAGAGCCTACTACATGGGCGACAAGGCTGAGATCGCTGAGTGGAACTGGGGTCGCCCTGCACCTGACTGGTTTTTTTCTAAAGTTTCTCTTGCATCTTAGTAAATCTGTGTTATAATAGGGACATGATGAAGACAAATGAGCAAATGCTTCGGGAGAAGTGGCCTGAGAGGGCTGAGAAGGCAGCAAATGGTAGCCGTAAGGAAGCCATTTACTTGATGTGTATCAACTGTATCGGCTCCTCCCAAGAGGCAAGAAAGTGTACTAGTGTAGAATGTTTCCTTCACCCCTACAGACCTGGAAATAAGAACGATGAGTAAACTTAGGAATGGCAAGTTGAACCATGGTGATCGAGTTGAGGTCTACCGTAACCTCCACAATGGCTGTATGTCCATCCGCAGGGATGGCAAGGTAGTGAAACACCTACAGCGTTGGCAATCCCTCTACCTGAAAGATGTAAAGTTCGCTGTGCAACCTGCTGGTAGAGAAAAGGTGCGGAGTGAAGGTAGGAAGAATGTTCACGCATTCGTTAGGGGTACTGTTATTGCTCCTTCGACCATGAATCATACTACTGATGTGTTCAAAGAGAAGTGCAATGTGTGGGTCACTTACAACCCGTATCAGAACGACACATTTGTTGCAAATGTTCCTGACCCTGAAACCACTTTTACAACCTTCCAATCTGTTCTCAAAGCTAACCTATTAACTATTAACC